AACCACCGGCTTGGCCCGCAGATTGGACCCGGCATCCCATTACATCGCGTGCCGCTGGGACTATAAGCAGACCTCCCGTTCATACCTCCAGGGCATCATGGTGATGGTCACGGCCAAGGGCAAAACCCTGAAGGCCCGTCCCATCGATTGGGGGCCCAATACCAATACGGGCCGCATCTGTGATATGAGCCCCGGACTTGCCGCCGCGCTGGGCCTCCAGACCGACAACACCTGCACCGTAGACCTACCGGTCCCATGAATGATGAGACATTAGTGGCTCTTGCCATAGGGGTCGTCACCTTGGTTTTGCAAACCATAGCGATGATCATCACCGGAACCAGAAAACTTTCGAGTATCGAGGCAAAACTGGAAAAAGACATCAACAACATAAAGTTTGACAACTATAACCAGATGACCGGCGCCGTTCGTAACATTGGCGAGACATTTACAGCAATCAGGCAGAAAATTTCCGAGGTCGAACTTTATATGCGAGACAACTATATTCCCAAGGACGTTCTACGGGATGCTATTATCCAAATCGGAGTAGACGCGAGAGATGTGGGGGAACGCATTGAAGTGCGAATGCAGAGAATTGAGAAAAAGATAGACGACAACCATAGGAAAACCACATGACCAATACCGACACCGGTGCCACTCCGACAGTTGGCGATCTGTACACCATAGCGGAAAACACTCTTCAAGGGGTCGAAGACCATCAGGGTTTGATAGAAACGATTGGTGGTCTGGCGGGTATTCTCCCCGCCGTGTCGCTGATCATGAAGGCGGTGCCATTTCTTATCGGCGCTCTCCGGTTCATGAAAGCGGAAACCGGCAAGTCATGGCTGGACGTGTTCAAGGACTTTCTCAATCACAACACTCCCGGACAGCCCAATTCCCAGGTACTCAACCCCACCCCTGTACTTCCAGAGGGCTCATGATGGGGCCATGGGAATGGGAGTTTTTTCTACGCATTGATGATAAACTCGATGCGATCACGGCAACGATGGAGAAGATGATGTCGGCCCTTACCGATCTTAAAGCCGCCCTTGACGACCTCGCCAACCAACTGGTGGTCAACAACGCCGAGATTGAAACACTACTGACGAAGATCACCACCCCCGGCACCTCCGACGCCGATGTCGAGGCGGCAGTGACCCAAATCCGCTCCTTGATTGCGGACAACGCTACCGAGGTCGCCAAGGCCCAAACCGCGGCCCCCTGATAGGCGATGACATACCCGAGTCTTAGCCCTATGATGGGGGTATGCCGGCACCACTCATATCACTCCTATCATGGGGGAATGTCGTGGCCACGCTTGGGCTTATCGGCACAATCATGGCCGGGGAGTATTTTATCCTGGTTTCGGATATAGCGTCGTTGTCCAGAAATGCCGACACCAGATTTACTCTTACGGAGAATGTAATAAATCAGTTGAGAGCGGACACAAACAAAAACGACCAACTCCTTCGCAAGGAAATCGACTACATCAAGGAGACTCGGCTGACCAAGGCCGCGCACGATGAGTTTGTAAAGCGAGTCGATCAGTACATGGCGACGCCATTCCTACGGGACGATGCGTTCAAAGCATGGGAAACCGAGCGCAACAAGCTGATCGATCAGTTGATCGCGCGCATCAATGCCATCGAGAACGAGGAAAGGCATGAGTCACACCCGGCCAAATAGGAGGTCATAATGCTGCCGCTTCTCATTCAGATCATCATAGCCCTGCTGATAGCCGGGTTTATCTTCTGGGCCGCTCGTCTGGTGATTGGTCTCATCCCAATGGAACCGATCTTCGCCCAGGCCATCAACGTCATACTTATCATCGTGGTGGTGGCAATCGTCATCTTCTACATCGTGATCCCGCTCTTGAACATGCTGGCTGGTGTTCACATCAATTTAGGTGTCCGATGATGAGCAGGAAGGGTCCCATCAAGGTCGCCATCATCGATGACGAGGAAACTGTCCACCACGCCGAGTTGGACGACAAGATCATCGAAATGCCCGGGAAGGAGGTCCTCGACGCCGGGGTGAAGACGTTCATGGAATATGCCGGACTCCATTGGCCCACTCACTCGACACCGGACGAGAAGTTCAAGATGGAGAGTTTCAACTACAAGAACGATTATCATTTGCGCGTCACACTCGGGATGGTGTTCAACGCCATGAAGGCGGCCGATGAACGCGGTCTCTAAATTTGCGGTAGCTCCGTTCCCTCGGGTGCGCTTCGAGACATTTCTGTCCAAGCTCAAGATACAGACCAAGGACTTCGGCCTCATCCCCATGACCATGCTGGGGACCCAGCGTTACGTGCTGGACGAGATGTGCGACGCCATAGATAAGGGCATCACCACGTTCTACATTCTCAAGGCCCGCCAACTCGGCATGACCACGTTCTTCATCGCCCTCGACCTGTTCTGGGCCATGAACCACAACGGCCTCCTCGGCGCCTTCGTCACCCACGAGGACCGCTCCAAGGCCGTGTTCCGCAACACCTTCAAGGTGTTTTTTGCTGGGCTACCGAAGTCCCACAAAATACGATGGGACGTGGAAAACCGCGACATGCTCGTGCTCAAGAACGGCTCCGTCATCCAGTACCTGGTGGCCGGCATCAAGGAGAAGTCCAAGGGCGGGCTGGGTCGATCATCGGCCAACAACTACATCCATGCCACCGAGGTGGCGTTCTGGGGGTCGCCCGACGACCTCAACGAACTATCCGCCACCATGTCCACCTACTACCCCCATCGCCTGAAGGTAGAGGAGACCACAGCCAATGGCTTTAACTTCTGGCAAGAGAGGTATACGGAGGCGCGCGAGGACCCAACGATACGATGTATATTTGTCGGCTGGTGGCGCCATGATCACTATACCTTCCCGGACGATCACCCGTGGTTTTCTATCTACATGCCTCAAGGACACGAGACTCCTTTACACGTACTGGAGCGCAGACGGAGAAGACTCGTCAAGGAAAAGTACGGCGTAGAAGTCACCATGAACCAAATCGCCTGGTACCGCTGGAAACTTGAGAGTCCAAGCGAGTGCGCGGGCGATCAGTCTAAGATGGACGAGATGTATCCGTGGCTGGAGGACGACGCATTCGTCGCCACCGGGTCCATCTTCTTCACCAACACCAGCCTGACCGAGGCGATGAAGCGCGCTCGCCAGCAGCCTTTCATGCCGTTCAAATACGCCATGTCGGAACGCTGGCAGGACACCATAGTCAACGCCACGAGGGACCGCCGTGCAGAACTCAAGATATGGGAAGAGCCCAGTCCCAAAGGCCACTACGTTATCGGCTGTGATCCAGCATATGGAAGTAGCGACGAAGCTGATCGAGCAGTTATCCACGTCGCAAGATGTTTCAGCGACCGAATGGTGCAAGTTGCGGAGTTTGTGTCACCGAATGTCTCGACGTATCAATGCGCTTGGGCACTCTGTCATCTAGCCGGCTACTACCGCAACGTGATGCCGATTATCGAGATAAACGGCCCAGGAGAGGCGGTGATGAACGAGGCTAACGCCCTTCGCACCCAGACCAACAATATGATAAACCATGCGAGCGATGGCCGCGACCCCAATGATATACGCTATGTCCTCAACAACATGAGGTCGTTTCTCTATCGACGCTCAGACTCCATGGGCGGCGGCCTCGCCTACCATTGGCGCACCAATGGTAACAACAAGCCGCCCATGATGCACGCCTTCAAGGACGCATTCGAACTCCATAGGTTTATCATAAACTCCATGTACCTCCTGGAGGAAATGAAGACCATCGTCATCAAGGACGGTAACATTCAGGCCGAGGGCAGCAACAAGGATGATAGGGTCATGGCGGCGGCTCTGGCCCATGAGGCGTGGCGACGCTGGGTGCAGCCCAAGCTGCGCAACATGGGGCTCACATTCGAGCGCGCCTACATGGAGACGATAGGCGCCGGCCCCGACGCGGCGCAGAGGATAGGGATCGACTACCTCCGCAGCCAGAAGATAATGATCGATGAGAGGAGAAACTGATGCCTGAGGACAAGCTGGCCTTTCTCGACAAGGCCGTTAAGGCGCTGCACGAGCGCAAGAAGCAATACCAAGAGGCGATGGATGGGAAGCCCCAGGAGCCGGCACCGGCCCCGGTTAAATCACCGGAAGAGGAATATGCCGCATACTTTGCCAAGTGGTTCCAGCAACTGGCTCCGTTCCGCACCAACTGCTTCCGGTGCGGTGTGGACTCCCCCATCGTCCACAACCGCGTAGGAACCCTTGCCTGGGGGGACACCAAGCAAATCCGCCGGGGAGACACCGACATAACCAACGATGTCATCACGGCGTTTGAGAGGATTGGTTGGAAGTTTCAGAAGCGGCGGTCCTACTGCCCGACATGCAAGAAACTAGGGAGCATATGATGGCCAGGAGTAAAAAAAAGGAAAGGGCTGAAGACAAGCAGGTAAAAATGTTGGTTAAATTTTTACATAAGACGCTTACAAAGTACGCGATTGGTAGTAAAAAGTACAACATACTTATAAAACAACTAGAAGACCTTGGGCAAGGGAGTGCATGAACACAGACGAGATCATCAGGTGGTTCCGACGATTCAAATACGATCAGGAGTTCAGGGACGAGAACGGCTCCCTGACGATACGAATAACCCCGCTGTGCGAGTTTGTGGGGATAAACAGAACTAACCTCTACGCGATACTGGCGCGGAAACGGCCTCTGGGTGCGGGACACCGCAAGCGGCTGGAGTACGCTATCCAGTGCGTCCAGAACGGACTGCGCTGGCATCGCCCCGGCAGAAATTGCAAGTACGAGATCACGGGGCCGGAATTCCCGTCACTGCCGCGTTACGAATATCCCAAGTCCAGGAGAGCGGCATGATCATCCGGTCTTGGATTTGTCTCAATAAACACTGTCTCCACCAATGGGATGGCGAGGGTGACCACCCGCCCTGTCCCAGGTGCGGCGGCATCCGCGTGCAATGGGTGCCCAGACCGGTGGCGCTGCGATCAGACAGAACCAAGGAGATAGACCGCACTGTTTCCCAGTTGACGGCCGCCTACGGCGACAAAAACTACCGCTCCCCGCGCAAGCACGAGTCTACGGCGCCCAAGGTCAACCCGGTGGTGACCCCGGGCAAGACCATGAAGTTCCAGCCCGCCGGCATGGCCGGGTGGTCCGTCGATTTACCGCTTGACGCCGCCGGCAACCCTGCGTCCATATGTGCTCCTACCGGAGTTACCGCCAAACTGCCGATTGCGGCCGGCAAATTGGGGGTCAAAACTCAGGTGAGCGAGAAGTCGCCCAACTCCACCGGGATGGTCCCTAAATATGAGGCCATCCACCGAGGCACCAAATGATAATCCCGCGCGGCAACATCAAAGGCGGCAAAGACCGCGACGACAAGGTGCAGTCCATTCTTGACACTTGCCTATCCTCAAAGCGCGACCGAGATGCCCTGTATCTCCGCAGAAAGAGGTACTTCATGTTTGGCACCTCGGACTACAGTGTCGAAGTAAAGTATAACAGGCTCCAGGCCCATACCGACCTGGTGGCCTCCTTCCTGTACGCGGCCGACCATTGCCGGTTCAACATCGCGGCCCCCCGCAACTCCTCCGACGAGATCGTGGCGCAGATTATGTCCATGGAGGATGAGTGGAACGATGTGTTCAGGGATTCGGGCATCGCCTACATGTTCAATGACGCCCTGCTGTGGTCCCTGGTGTTCGACTCGATGTTCATCAAAATGGGGTGGAACAACGCCAGGGGTGAGCTTTTCGGCCGGCTGTTTGCCCCGCACGACTTCTCGGTCTATGACGAGTCGGAGCCGGAACTCGACAGCCAGGAAGCGTTTGTCCATTCCTATTCCATCAATTGGGACAACGCGGTACAGAGGTTGCTGCGGGCAGGGAAGAAGCCTCTCATCAAGCAGATGGCGGCCCGTCCGGGGCAATTTAGCGACGAGATGCCCCCGGTCCTAGCCAACCTCCTCATATCGGCCACCGGAGGCCCCAACCTATCGGGCGCCATGATGGGGCGCGCCACCGTGGACTACGAGCCGAGAGCTACCTACGAGCCCAACAGCGACAATCCTATGGTTCGTTTCCATGAGGTTTGGGTTTGGGATGACGTGACCGAGGACTTTGCCCTGTTTACATGTTGCGACGGCGTGGACGGGGTACTGTCCGACTCGCGCGATACCATCGCCGCTCTAGGACGCGCCACCTCGCTCGACAGCGTGCGCAAGCAGTACAAGGGCAAGTCCAACATATTCCTGGAGCAGGAGCATCCGTTCATTCATGTCAAGCCGTATTCGCTCTACAACTTTTTTTGGGGTGAGGCGCATAGTGACCGTCTCATACCCTTACAAGTTTGGACCAACGAAAGGCTCCAGCAAATTAGCGATATACTGGAACGGCAAGTGGATCCTGCCAAGGTCTTTTCTGGCTTCATGGGGCTTAGTGACGAAAAGGCCGAGGCGCTCGGCGGTCCCGGCTCGTGGGTCATGGATATGGTCCCGGGCGCGAAAGTCGATGAACTCAAGCCGCCCATGCCGGAAGACCTATTCCGTGAGTTCAATGAAATTGGGCAAATCTTCCTGGAAGCGAGTGGGCTTACTGAAACGGTCACCGGCCAAGGCACATCGGGCGTCCGAGGTCGTGGTCATGCTAAACAACTGGCGACGACCGGTTCCGGCCGAATTCGCAAAGTGGCGGTAGGGCTCGAACAGCCCCTCGTCAAGATAGCCGACATTGGTATTAAACTGATCCAGAAGAACTCCGATGTCCGCATGATGACCGACACCGGACAGGAGTTGATCCCGGCCCTGATGGCAGAGTCCAAACTCAAGATCAGGGTGGCGGGACACAGCCACTCGCCCCTGTTTGCTGACGAGGCCAAGGAACAGGCCGCCGGCTTGTTCAAGGCCCAGGCGATTGATCGCGAGCAACTGATCCGCATGTTAAACCCGCCCAACGCCGACAACTTGATTCATCAGTTGCGCAAGCGCGTGAAGGCGGAAGTGCAGAAGGCCCAGCAGCAGGCCGCGATGGGCGGCGACAAGAAGGGGCATAAGGCGGCTTAATAGCGTCGTTCGTCGCGTTGCGCCCCGGCTATTTCTGTAGTTGAATGTCCTGGTAGAAACTCCCGCCCGCAATGACGGGTAATCAAAATGGAGGTCACCATGGCTAGGCGGCACCGACGCGGCAGGCGGCGCTAAACGCAAACCCTGTCAGTCCCCACGGACGCGAGAACCCCGCCTTGTCCCCCCTGGCGGGGTTTTTGTTTGTCGACCGTCGCGGTGACAAGCTCCCCCATTTAGGCGTATTGCTCAAAAACGAATTAGTTTTGGAGCAAGAATGTCTCCTCCTTTCGGCCCTCGACCACCAATGACAGCCGGCGGCATGTTGCCGCCCAGGCCGGCGTTGCCGGGAAATCCGGCCGGTGGGCCGACTGGTCCAGGATCGTCGCCCGCGCTTTCCCCCGGGGAAGGAGCAGGCAAAGAAGCGGCGGCAGACGCACAGGTAAAGTTTGCGATTGAAACTCTGCACAAGGCGCTGCTCGCCTACCCAATTGCCAGCAAGAAGTACAACGGGTTGATCAACGCCGTGAGAGCCCTCACTGCAAACTTCGGCAAGGAGCAGGACGGCGCGATGGCCCCGGCTGTCGCCACCCAGATGGCGCAAGCCGCAAAGGGTGGCGGCATTGGTGGTGCAGCGCCTCCCCCCGGAATCACACCTCGCCCCGGCATCGGCGCCCCGACAATGGCTCCGATGGAAATGCCCGGCGGCGGCGCATAACAGGAGGTTACATTGGCAGAATATAACTACCTTCGCCCCAAGGTTTCCTCGGGCGACATGGGCACCCGAAAAGCCAAGAACGGCATGTTTCAGAACGTCGCGTCCTTCTCTGAGCACGGCGGGTTCTCGTCCGCCTCCAAGTTGATGGCGCCCGACCGGCCGCTGGCTCTGGAAAAAAGCGACCTCACCCGCAAGGGCAAGCCGATCTAATGGCCGAGAAAGCCAAAGACACCGCCGAGGCCGACAGCATCATCAATCCGTTCGGCCGCAAGGGCTACATGGTGGGCACGTCAGACAAGATGATTGTCGAAATCAATCGCAATTTCGAGAAAGCGTTCCCGACCGGCAACCTCAAAGACACCTCTAAGGCCAAGAACTACGGCAATCCGTCCGGTTACCCCGGTCTTGCCGGCATCAAACTCAAAGATGGGTACTAACATGGCTGTCACACCTGAAGTTCTGCAATCTCTGGGGCAACTGGCCATGAAACTGGCCGGCGACCCTAATACGCGCAACGATTTTCTCAAGCAAATGAAGAAGGTGGACCCGAATTACCGCCTTCCGGCCGATGTTCAGTTCGAAGATTTCAAGTCGCAGTTCAAGCGAGAGCAGGAAGAGAAGGAAATCCGCTCCAAAGCGGAGCAGGCGCAGCGAAATGCGCGCAACCAGCGCAACAAATTGATCAATTCGGGGAAATACACCGAGGATCAGGTCAAGGAAATCGAAACCGGCGTGATGAAGAAGTACGGACTCAACGATTACGAGGCCGCCGCCAAGGTCTACGCCGCCGATATTGCTCCCTCGAAGCCATCCAATCGCGACAAGATGCGTCACGGGCAAATCTGGGAGTTTCCAAACCTCCCTGGCCTGCTGCAAAACCCGGAAAAAGCGGCCTCGGATGCTGCCTACGCCATCATTGATGAATTTCGCGCCGGCCGATAACCGGCGGCAATAACAGTAGGAGGCTCATGTGCCGGTATTCGGTCAAGGCATTATTCCAGCGCAAGGCGCGATAGCTGCGGAATTGGCGGCTGTCACCCGTCGAGCCTTCATTCCCAAGGTGTTCGTCCAACTTTGGAAGTCCACTCCGTGGATGGCGGCGATGCTTTCCCACGCTCAGGTGGCCTCCGGCGGCTTGTCACCCATCACGGTTCCCCTCCAGGGCAACCCCATGGTGACGATTCAGAACATCGGCTATGACGGATCGTTCAACCAGCCTGGTGTGACGCCTGGTTTGCAGAACGCGGAATTCGACCTCAAAGGGTATCTCACCGCCATTCCGTTCCTAGGAATGGAGGGCTTGGTCCAGTTGGACTACTCGGTAGTGCCGCTGATCGAAGCGCGCATGAACGACGCCACCAACGTTACATTAGACCGCTTCTCCACCGACATGTACAACAACATCGCCAATACCCAGTCCATGGTTGGGTTGCCGGCGGCGGTGGATGACGGAACCTTCGCCGCCAGCTACGGCGGTCTATCCAGAACCAACAATGCGTTTTGGAAATCAACTTACGTCCACAACTCCTCGGCTACCACCCCCACCAGGAATTTGATGTTGCAATACATCAGCCAGGTGACGAAGGTTACGGGCGAGACCCCCAAGATGGGGCTCATGGGGTTTGGAACTTGGACAAATTTGGCGCAAGATTTTACCCCGAATGAACGCTACAACGTCACCCCCAATTCCTCCTTCAGCGAGGGCAAGGTCGAAGCCCTGTTCAAGGCCCTTGATATCGCCGGGGTGCCATTTTATCCCGACCCCTATTGTCCCGAGGGCACCCTCTATCTCCTCAACACTGACTACCTCTCTCTCTACATTCATGAGCGTGCATCCTTCCACTTCACCGGGTTTGAAAGCACTTTGGCCAACGGCCAGTTTGGCTATCTCGGCGCGCTCCTGACGCTTCTGGAGATGGTTGATGTCAAGTGCAAGGCCCACGGCAAGTTCGACAACCTCGCCTACCTGAACATTTAAGGGTGAACCCATGAGACTCGGTGGCGCATTTCCATTCAACCAGGCGGGTTCATTCCCGATTTCGCTTCCCGGCGGGGCCTATTCCTACCTGCCCCCGGGAAACTACCTAATCACCTTGGGTGGGCAGACCATCCTACAGTGGTGGGACCCGGTGCAATGGTCCTGGCGCAACATGTCCACGGCCGGCGCTCCTACTTTCGCCATGGCGGTGGACGGCTACAACTGGCGCATCATCAACATGTCGGGCGTGGTGCAAGGGGCTTCGATTACGACTCCTGGGACGGTGGGGACCAACGGCATCGGCCCCACCCAGACCGGCTGCACGGTCACCATCGCGGCCCCGGCCTCCGGTATCCAAGCCAAAGGCTATGCCATCATCGGCGGGGCGGTTGGGACCGCAGGCGGCACCGCGACCGTTACCCAAGCCGGTTCCGGCTTCGTGACACCGCCCACCATCCTGATCGATCCGCCGCCCCCCGGAGGCATTCAGGCTACCGCAGTGGCAGCTCTGACGGCCGGCGGCGCCATCACTTCAGTGACCATGGTTAATCCTGGCGCCGGCTACACCTCGGTGCCTAACTTCTACGTGGTGCCGCAGTTCTTCGACTATCCCGGTTCCCTGGCGCTGCCCTATACGGTTCCGGCCACCGGGTTGCCGGCCCCCTATTTCCCACCCGGCCTGATCACCAACTTGCCGCCTCAGAACTGGGCCTCTGGCCTGACCCCGGCTTCGGGAACGACTGGCGCCCTGATCACCGGCCCGGCCCTCGCCGGGAGCGCCACCCTCACCGGCCTCGTGGTCACCGACTACGGTTCCGGCTACCTTGCCTCGGCCATCCCAGCCATCACCTTCGCCAACGGCCCAACCAGCGCCGCCGCCACCGCCATTCTTTCCACCGCGCTGCTGACCCTGACCGGCGGTTCGGGCACTGCTTACACTGTTGGGAATGCCTGGGTCAGCTCGCTGGGTCTTCTCACGCCCGCTACCGCTCCGCCCATTACCACGGCCTTTTATAACAACAACTGGCTACAGCCCCGGCCCGCCCGAGGTGTTCTCACCTCCACGGCCGGCGCCCTGACCATGGAGGACCCTGGTTTCGGGTTCCAGAAACTGCTGATCGCCGCCAACTTCGGCGTTCTGCAAAGTTCATCCATAGGAACGGGGTCCATCGTGTTCTCGGCCATGACCCAAGGCGGCATCAACGACACCTCCGTCCTGCAAATGATGATCAACGACTAGTCCCATGGACCACATCAAGGACTTGATAGAGGCGGTCGCCAAGGCTAAACGAGATGCCTATGCAACGGCCCCGCGCGACAACAACGATCACTTCGACGCCGCAATGTTCATTGCCATGGCGAATGCCTTTAATACGTGGATCAACTACCCGGACGAACGCGAACACCCCCCGGAACCCGAAACGCTTGCGCCGGAAGTGGTTGGGCCTCTACCGCCCCCGATAACCGAGGACGAGCTTACGCCTGCTAGAAAGAAGGCAAAATCATGACTGAACCGGTCACAGAATCTGAACTCGGCCAGCCCCAGATCATGAATGTCAAGGTGGTCAATCGGAACGACTTTCCGATCAGCGACCGCTTTGACGGTGTGCCCTATACGTTCCCGGAGAACGTCCCCATCTCGCTTCCCATCGACGCGGCCAACCACATCTTTGGCTGGTTCCCCAGCGTGGACCTGTCAACCGTGGAGCGTCACGTCAAGAAGCGGATGGGATGGAACACGCCGGAAATGGTCGCGGACGGTCGCGCGGACAGCTTCTACAAGAAGATCGAAATCACCCCCATCCTCTACCGCATGGTGCCGGTCGAGGTGGATGAGGACGGCGAGCCCTTGGGTAAGAGGGCTCCCAAAGTGAACAAGACCATGGCGGCGGTGGACGCGGCAGAAGCGCGGGCTTAAGGACCATGAATGCTCCTCTCCGATTACATTTCGCAAGTCCAGGAGCTTATCCACGATAGCTCTGCTATTGATTTTACAACTACAGAGCTAACGACATTCATTAACAACGCACGCACCAGGGTTGCCCTAGACTTCCATTGCGTGCGTTCTTTCTTCACCAACCTGTCCTCGATTGCCAACCAGGAAACTTACCCCATGTCCGGCGGGGTGGGTGGCGCCATAGTCACCAACGGTGGGACCTACAGCAGCACGCCTACGATTACCTTCGACCCCCCGGGGGGCGGAGGAGTAACGGCCACCGGAACGGCTGTTATGACCGGAACGGCCCCCACCATGGTGGTATCGACCATCGCCATGACCAACTGGGGGTCCGGCTACACCACAACCCCCGCAGTCACTTTCTCGGCTGGCGCTGCCGCAGCGACGGCAGTTCCTCTCGTCCGCGTGATGGACTTCCTCTCGATCACCAGCATTTTCGGCACCCAGCGTTCCATGATGAAATGGGAGGTATTCAGCACATTTCAGGCGTTCATGCGTTCCAACACGACGCTACGAAGCGGCCAGCCGGCAGTTTGGTCCAACTACACCGAGGCTAACACCTTCTATCTATACCCGGTACCCGACCAGACCTATACCTTGGAGATTGACGCCGTGGTGTTGCCGGGGTTGCTGTTGTTGCCGACCGACAGCGATCTTCAAATCATCATGCCAATGGCCGATTGTGTGCAGTTTTACGCGGCCCACCTAGCCCTGATCAAGTTGCAGAACTTTGGTCAGGCCGACTACTTCAATAAGAAATATGAAGAAAGGTATCAGCAAATACAGAGGACCCGTCAGACGCGACGTATGCAGAACGCCTACCAGACTATGTGGCGCCGAATGCAGAGGGGCTGGTAATGCCCAGCGTAGCCCAGCAACAAGTCGATACCAAGTCCTACATCGCCTATCGCGGTTTCACCACCATGAACACGCAGTCGGCTAGAGAGGCTCTGGCGGTCAATGAATTGTATTGGTGCGAGAACATGCAGATTGTCGGCCCCAACCAGTTGGTGGTCTGCAACGGCCCTGCTCCATCAATATTCAACATCGCGGGAACCACATTTGACTCTCTGTTCTTCGCCAATTTCACCAACCCAAATACGCTGGTCAACGCCGACCACATCATAGCGTTCGGCGCTGACGGCTCCGGCTGGGACTTCAACCTCACAGCCAACACGTCCGTAAAGTTTGCTCTGGCCGGGACCTTCTCTCTTGTCCCCGATTGCACAACCTGGTCGTCTCAGCGCGTTCTGATAGCCGATGCGACGGCAGGCTACTGCACCTGGGATGGAAATGTCTTCGTCCAATCTGGTGGGGCGTCCCCCCACATTGTTGTCACGGCAGGAGGAGGCTCCTTTGGAGCGGCACCCGGGGTTACTCTCTCGGCTGGTTCTGGCGGTGGGGCGGTGGCCGCGACTGCCCATTCCGTCATTACCGGGGGCGTGGTCACTGCCGTTGTCCTGGATACCGCAGGGACGGGATACTTGGCCGGGGACACGATTACGGTTACGTTTTCGCCAGCCACAGGTGCGCCAGCGGCCACAGCGATTGTCTGGCCCCACTTTTCCCTCACTGCGACCACCCTGGCAATCTTCGCGGGAAGAGTCTGGATCGGTGGCGGACGGGTTTTGACATGGACAGGAACGAAAGGTTTTGACGATGCCGCGACAGCCGACGCCGCCGGATCGACCACCATCACGGATGCCGATCTCGTACACTCGATCACTGCATTACGGAGTCTCAATAACTTCCTGTACATATTCGGCGATAATTCCATCAAGCAGATTGGAACAGTTACAGTTTCCGGCTCCACCACGATATTTAATATCGTCACCCTATCGTCTGACCAGGGAACACCTTTTCCCCGGGGCATTGCATCCTATAATCGCCTGATTCTGTTTGCCAACAAGGTTGGGGTCTACGCCGTCCTCGGGGCTTCGGTCGAGAAGGTGTCTGATCCCATGGACGGAATATTTGCCTTGATGGATTTTAGCCAACCGCTACAGGCCGCCGTGCAAGACCTTCACACATCTCTCCATACATTCCTACTGCTGGCTAGATACAAAGACCCAGTGAAGGGAATCACCCGGTCAATCATGTTGTCTTTCTACAAGAACAAGTGGTTCCTAGCTAGTCAAGGAGACGCTATCACCTCCATTGTCACGTGTCCTATCAACGGCATCATCGAAACCTTCTCGTCCTCGGGCAGCGACATTACCCAGATGTTCCAGGACCCAACGAAACCCGTTACTATTCTGGTGCAGACAGCATTATCAGATAACGGCGCTCCTCATCAAGGCAAGAGGGCCATGCGATGCTCCGTATCGCTAAATTCAAATACATTATCCACCATGAACATGACTGTGGACACGGAGAATGGCAGTACTGCATTCCCGTTTCAGACCGGAGGCTTAGTTACTTGGGTCAATAATTTGAACCAAAAGGTGCAATTTCAGAACAACTCGCTGCAAGACGTATTCTGGTTTTCAACTGGGTTTCTCTATCAAAGGAGCAAAGCGGCTGGAACCGGTGTTTACCTGGGGCTTACGCTTGAGGGATCGTTCTCTGGCCTAATTATCAATGGAATGGTAATGGAGTATCAGGACGGCACCACCATGGCGTCGAGGACTGCGGCGTGAGTATATTTTTTCACGATATTTGCCTCCCCCACGATGCCACCGGGTTCTCCATCTGGCTTCAGGAGCACTACCTGGAGCACGCTCAGTTCGTCCGCATATTCCAGTCTCAGACACCAGTTGTCTTTATTTCCGACTACAATTTTGCCCTCTGGGACCCTGATCAAAAGGTCATATCGGCCTGGCTTGAGTCCCACGAGGCTACCCACCAGCAGCTACGCACATTCAGCGGGGTTGGCGGCATAAACCTGGCCGATGTGGACTTGACAAAGAGCGACCAGTGGTCCGATTGGATGGACACCCATGCTGACGAGCACTCGCTCATCCGAAGTGCCCTCGGGATAACTTGAGGATTCTGCCATGCGCAGACTGACCAAAGACTATTTTGACGAGTTCGAGTGGGGCTGGCAACCGTCTTGGCTGTTTGCGAGCGGCGATGATGACGGCGGGGGAGACGACGGTGACGGCGGCGGTGATGACGGCGGGGGAGATGATGGCGACAGCAATGCAGACGATGGTGACAGCAGTGCAGACGGTGACAGCAGTGCAGACGGTGACAGCAATGCCGACGACAGCAACTCAGACCCAACCGGCGGCGACCAATCCCCGGGTGACGATGACAGCAACTCAGACCCAACCGGCGGCGACCAATCCCCCGGCAATGACCGTTCGGACGGTCAGGGGGCCGCAGCTTCGGCTGATGCCGGGGCCGGAGGGCCAGCGTCCGATGCGACTGGCGGGACGCAAGGAACAACTGCCGAGGGCGGTGGTGGTCCGGCCGATGGCACATCTGTCGCCGATAGCGGCCCCGGGCCTGGGGCTGACGCAACTGGCGGGAATCAAGGTCCTAGTGCCGATGGGAATATTGGTACATCTGATGGTGGCGGCCTCGCTGCCTCGTCGGACCCAACCGGCGGCAACCAATCTCCCAGCGCGGCCGACAATCAATCCCCCGGCGCGGCCGACAATCAAGTCTCGGCTCCTGCCGCTTCCGGTCCTACCGGAGGCACTCAAAGCTCCAGCATTACTGGAGATATGGGGGCGGCGCTGGACTCAGCCCCAGCGCCAACAGCAGCAGCGGCAGCATCTCCCATGGGAGGCTTGGCTGGTCTTGGAAGCCAACCTTCTGGCTTGGGCCAGGTGGCGTCCGCCAGCCCCGCTGCCGCCGCTTCGGCTCTAGGACTCGGCGGCGGGTTTTCGTCTCTATCAGGTCTTCTTTCCGGCCAGGGTGACAGCCCTATTGCTCAGGCCCTTGGAACGGCCAACGCCGCCCCCTCCAGTCCTGAACAGCAGAATGTGGCCGGCGACCAGAACCCGGTCCCGGCCCAGACCGGGGATCAGGCAATTCTTGCAGCCCAGCAGGGTATGGCGAGGGCGCAGGCCGCCCAAGACACCAGCCCGCTGCCCAGCGATGCGCCGACCCCGGATCAGCCCGCTCCAGCTCCCGGCGGAATCGATCAAGGTCCCCCGCCCAATATGGCAAACGCCATGGGAACAGCCGGTCCAACCATTGCCGAGGCTCAGGCGGCGCAGCAAGGGCTGGGTTTGGGAGGGATTCCGTCCAACATGGGGCCGCAGTTTGCGGGGAATGCTTTTGGCCCTGGGACAGACATCCTTGGGATTGAAGTAGATGGACAGCCAACCAGTCCTCCAGCTCCCGTAGGCGCTCAAGAACCTAGTTTTATGACAACCGAGGGCTTCAACGATGTAACAATCCCGCCTACGGCGACATCATCGTTCAATGAACTACTTCAGCCGGGAATGTTCCCAGACAGTAGCCCAACTGCCTTTAATACTTACGGCCAACCTGGTGTTGGGGATCAACCGGCAACTATTCAAGACGCCAGCGGATTGCCTTCATGGGCCACCAACAATCAAACGACTTGGGGCACTCCTGTTCAGAATGCTTTTCCTGATAGTGGTCCAGCGCCCAGATTGGCTGATGCCACCAGCACTCTTCCCGGCTTAGAGAATCTTCCCGGCCTTAACGAGCCGCTTGGGGGATTGCAGGGCGGCAACCTCACGCCTGAAAGTCAGCAGAACCAGGTTGCCACATCGGTCGTTGCCGGAACTCCAGATCCAACCGCAGCTCCCGCTCCCGCCCCAAACGTCAAGATAGCCAGCGGAGGTTTCAACTCGATTGATGCGGCGGCCCCACCCGCGCCAGCACCGGCTCCAGGTCCTAGTCCTGGTACACCGCCAGACATTACAACTCCAGTTGGACCCGACATTGCCCCTAGCACCAACCCGGATGTTTTGTCGGCGCTGAATGATCCAGGAATTGGCAATCCAGCAGGCGATGGAGCAGGAAATACGGGAGATGGCGGGGGACCGGGTGGCGGTAATGGTGGAGGCGGCAACCTGCTGGCGTCCCAGCTTATCGAGCCGATACCAGGAAATACCCCGGCGGACGGAACAAGCCCGGCGGACGGGACATCTCCTGCCGATGGGTCATCCCCCGTGCATAACCCGTTCTTTCCCACCATCACTCTCGGGGACGAAGGATTGCCACTGGGCAACTTCAACCCGGAACTTGGCCTCTTTGCCCCTCGCGCTAGACCAGGAGGGGCGGCTCCTATAGACAATACCGCAGCGTTTGACGCTTTGAACAACGCATAAGGTGCCGCCATGGGCTTTTCTCTAGAGGATTGGATCAACCGTCAGATCAGCGGGATCGAGGCCCATCCGTTGCGGTCCGGCCTTGAAGCGGCCGGCATTGGTGCTGCCGTGGCCCTGCCCTTCCTGGCCCCAGAGATTGGGGCGGGATTGGGGCTGGCCGATCTGGGTGCCGGCGCGGCTGATGTCGGACTTGGCGCGGCCGATGTCGGACTTGGCGCGGCCGATGCTGCGGGCGCTGTCGGCGCGGCCGATGCCGGTTTGGGAGCCGCCGATCTTGGGGCGGGGGCAGTAGACGCTGGGCTGGCGGCAGACCTAGGGGCCGGAGCGGTAGACGCAGGGGTAGTAGGGGGCCTTGGTGTGGCCGATGCCTTAGATACCGCCGGACTTGCCGGTGCAGGGGCTGATCTGTCTGGCCTCGGCGGGAGCCTGGGTACCTCGGTGGGTGGCGATGCCGCCAATGCTCTGGCTTTAGCTCCTGACATCTCAACTGGGGCCACGCCCGCCACCAGCGCAGCCACATCCTTGGCGGCGGGAACTACACCATCTGTGCCATCGGCAGCGGCGGCTTTCACGGACCCGGCCACTGAACTAGCTGGCACAAATGCCAACATCGACGCGGCTCTTGGCGCCGACCCAGGGTCTCTTGGGAGCGCCAGCGCGGATGCCGCCCCCGCAACCCTAAAGGAGGGGATTGCGGCCAACAATCCATTACCCGGGGCAAACACTGGGTTGACGGGAGGTGCGGGAGAAAGCTTCGGAGGTGGTGGGGCGGCACCAGCCGCCTCTTCTAGCCTGACCTCACAATTGGGGGGGGTCCTGAACTCCCCGTGGACCAAGGCGGCGGAACTGGCGCTCCCATTGGGCTTCCTTGGTTCTACTTTGTACAAGGGGGCTCCGGGCATTCCGCCGCAGGCTCAGCAAGCCGTCAACAACGCCCAGGCCCAAGCCGCTCAGTTGTCCCCGCAGGCCACTCAGAACGTCCCGCTATTCAACCAAACGGCGGCCACCGACTTGACCAACGCCACCAATAACCAGATCAGTCCAGCCCAGGCGGCCACGTTGGCTAAGTACGTTCAAGACCAGACCAACCAGCGATACCAGTTCTACGCCAGCCACGGCGTTACCGATCCCAACAGCGACAGCCGGTTCCTGGGCGACGTTGCCCAGATCAAGCAGGATGCCCTAGCTCAACAGACGGCTATGATCACCCAGCTTATCAATACGGCCTTCCAATCCGCTACGGCAGCAAACGCCGGCCTCGGGACAGCCGCCAACATCAACTCGGGCGCCAATAACGCCCTCTTGCAGGCCGCCCAACTACAGGCTCAGGGCGATCAGCAATATAACCAGGCCGTTGGCGATGCATTGAAGTCCTTTGGCCTATTGGCGGCGGTCAGCACCAACAGCGCCGCCAAGCCTTCTGCCGTTCAAAATGCGGTAACGTAACATGACCGATGATCGCCAGCCCTTTGCCGACGAACTCAAGGATGATGCATACTTTGCTACAGCGTTGAAGGATGATGCACACTTTGCTCCAGCGTCATTCCAATCGACGGCAATGGAGTTGAAGGATGACGACCGCTTAGCTCCTACCTCCTTTAACCCCCAACAGGCGCCTCCCGCGCAAGGGTTCCAGCCCCTCCACAGACTTGCAACCGGCAAAGAAGCGCCCAAGGATATGGGGGCTGGTGCCATACCTGGCGGCGGCGACTACACCTCTGACGATGTTCGCAAGGCCGTTGAAGGGGCGACCGCCGCCAACGATGTTCTGCAAAAGCAGAAACAGGCGGACATGGGGGGGCGCATCAAGGACCTCCAGTCCACCATGGAGGACATGCGGAAGAACAAGCCTCCAGTCTTGGAGCGAAACAAGCCTCCTCCCAAGGCCGACTTCTCGGCAAGCAGCATGGCCTATATGCAGGTGGCCGCCCTGATGGGGGCGTTGGCCGGCGGCTTTTCACGCAAAGGCACCACCACTGCGCTGACGGCATTCTCGGGCATGATGAAGGGACTCCATGAGGGCAACGTAGAGTCCTTCAGCCAGATGCACCAAGAATGGAAGGAAGCAGAGCAGAACGTCAACGATGTAAATCAGGCGAAGCTGGACGAGTACAATGCCGTCTGGAAGGACCAGCAGACCAACATCGCCCAGAAGATGGAGATGATGAAGCTGGTTGCCACCAAGTACGACGACCAGATCACGTACAACACCGCAAAGATGCACGACTTCACCAAACTGGCCGAGTTTCAGCAGACGGAGCGTGAACACCACGAAGACAGAGTTGAGAAGTCAAAAGTGGTAGAACTTCAGACGGAAAAGTTAAAAAAACAAATTGAACAGATGAATGGGGTAAACGAGGACGCACTCATAAAACTTGCCGACCGGGTTATTGATGGCGATCCATCTGCTCTTGCTCAGATGGGGAGAAGCACAGGGTCAATGACAAATGCCCAAAACATGATTGCAAAGCGGCTGAATGAGCGCGGCCTTACCGTGCAAGATTTGGAGGCCAATAAGAAGAGGTGGGGTGGAGACGTATCCCAGAGCAAATTGGCTGGCTCTATGGAGCAGAGGGTTTTGGCCGCAACTGGGGAGGTACAGCGAGCCATACCAATTGCTCTTGAAGCATCAAACAATATGCCACGAGGAAAAGCAGTTCCCTTGAATGTTCTTCGACAAAAAGAACAGCAGTATATGAGCGATCCAAAGTGGAACGCTTTTTTGGTGGCCAACCAAACTCTGGCAAAGGCGTATGGACGCGCCATGAACCCGCAGGGGATACCTCGCGTAAGCGAGGCAATGGAGTCGGAGAAGCGCGGCTTTCTCGATATGGCGCAAAGCCCGGAGGCATACAAGACGCAACTTCAGATGCTGTGGCGCGAAGTGCAAAACTCGATGGAGGCGGTGAGAGAGACGCGAACCCCAACCAATGCGCCCGTTGGTGCCTTCCCCGATGTACCCGCAAAGCAAGGCGGGGGAGGTGGGGGATGGAAGGTAATCCAGTAGATGCCCCAATTTAAGGTACAGGCGCCCGATGGCAAAGTTATCACGGTGGAAGGGCCGGAAGGCGCCACCCAGGAGCAGGCTATTGCCTTTGCCCAGCAGCAGTACCAGCCTGACGAAGGCCCCAGTGGCATCAAGGAACTGGGCAAGGGATTGGCCAGGGGCGTGACTGGAACACTCGGCTCTCTGGGCGAGGCCGTCACCGGCAAGGGCCTCCGCGAAGGACTCCAAATACCAGAGAACCCAAAATTCACCCCGCACTACGCCGATAGGATGAACAAGGCGCTGGGTCTTGAGCCGCAGGGGGACACATTGGCCGGTGACGTGGGTGAAGCAGTGGCTAATCCATTGAACCTTCTCGGCGCTGGTAGTGCTGCGCTCAAGATCGGCGGCGCGGCTATGGGCGGTGCCGGTTCACATTACGGCCGCAAGATTGCCGAGGAATTGGGCGCCCCGGAATGGGGGCAAACTTTGGCGTCCGTGGCGGGCGGCGTTGCCGGCGGGGCTGGAACTGGAGCGGGTTCCAAGGCCATGAGAGAGGCGGCAGGGCGAAAGGCTCTTGCCAAAGCTCCCGACATCGAGGCCAGTGCTAAACAAGGCTATAAGGTCATCGAGAACGACCCAACCCTTATCCCTACTCATGAAACAGACGCACTCCATTCTACATTAGACACATGGTTGGACACCAATTCTCGTGACGACATAAATTCTCCCATGACGTATAAGTACATGGAGAGATATTTGAAGGATAGAAATCAACCGGCCCGGTACAAGGATTTGATGAATCTTCATGCTAAGTTGGGAACCGTCCCGGCCGACGAGCGGATAGCCGGTCAACTAGCTCGCTCTGAAGTCGTGGATTTTATGAAACAACGCGACCCACAAATAAATAATACCCTAAAGGACGCCATCAACGATTGGAACGTAAAGTCACAGGTAGAAGAACTACAAAAGGCAAGAGAGCAAGGCATAAACCAAGCTTCCTCGACGGGGTGGAAGGGCAACACCCAAAACGCCGAATTGCAGAAGCTAAACAGTATACTCAAAAATGACAAAAGACTGAGCAGGCTTAATCCAGAAGAGCAGCAGGCCCTTGAGGACACTGTGAGAGGCACGGTTATGTCCCGAGGCGCTCGTTCAATAGATAAATCGGTTCCCCATGGTCTACTGCCTTTGATAGGACTAGCTAGCTTCCCAGCCGCAGTGGGATTGGGGACAGCAAAACTCGCCTTCCGAAAATTGGGAGAATATCTTACTGACCAGCAGATCGAAAATCTCATATCGAAAGTTCAGGAGAGGGCCACAATAAACCAGCAGCAGGCCGTCAAAAACGCGGCGATGAGGGTGGACGCCAAGAAGTCGCTGCGGGACCAGACCCTGCGAAGTGGGGCAGTTGGTGGTCAGCAGGCCCTCGATCATCAGGGGGAAGGCTACGACACCCTCAACGCGGCCCAGCCATGACGGCAAGGCAGAAGAGTCTGATCGACGTGTTGGAGATTGAAGTGAGAAGGGCGCTCCGTGGCAAGGAGTTGTCCAACTCGGAGCGACTGAAAGCAATCGAGGTGGGGGCCAAGATACTGGCGATCCGCCACAAGATAGACGAAGGAATAGGAGGAGCTAGTGGCGCTTTCTTTGCCAAATGAACTACCCGAGGGCGTGGAGCAGGCGGATTTGTATGATGGTCCCAAGCCTGTCGAGAACGTGGTGGCCATGCCGCCTCCGCCTCCCAGGCCAGAGCCAATTCCTGTCCCGGAGCCCCAAGTTCGTTCGTCGCCTATCGCCCAAATCAAAAAAGAGTATCCTGCCGTCCTAATTGCGGCCCTCGATGTGCTATCGGCTCGGCTGCTGGGTCTGATAGCCGTTGTGGCCGCCTGCGGCATATGGAGTTTTGCGGTGTGGGACCCAACTCAGGTGCGGACCATCGCGGCGGCCCTATTCTCGGTGACGGTTCTAGGTCCAATCGTTGCCCTATACTGGCGAGCCGGTATAACCGGCAACGGAGGCTGAAATGCATCGTGCTCTTGAGAACGTAATAGCTGCGACTGCCTTCGGGGTCGTTGCAGGCTTGATTATCCTTGCTGTTAACCAAGGACCAACCATGGTGAAGGCTCAGGGTACTCAGCTTGGCCCCGCAGGCACCACCGTTGCTCTGAACGGCGGCACCCCAGTGCAGATCGTTGGCCAGAACCCCACCCGCAAGGGCCTCGTGTTCTGCAACCCGACTGCGGTGGTCGAGTTTGTGGCCCCCGCCGGCACCATCGTTCTCTCCACCTCTGCGGTGGGTATCGGCCTCCCCGCCATCGCCTCGGGCGTCACCTCCTGCTTCACCGTCCCCGGCTCGGGCCTCGGCAACGTCATTGGCAATCTCGGTTCCGCCTGGAACGGGTCCTCGGCCTCGGCCACTCCCAACATCACAGTGTTGGAATACTACTAATAGCTAGGAGGCGAGGCTGGCGAGGCAGGAGATATTAAATGAGAGCGATCCTGGCGGCAGCGGTGGTTTGCGTGTCATTGCCAGCGTGGGCACAGGCCGTCTATCAGTACAAGCCGACCGGGACGCCCCAGTATGGATTGGCCGTAACCTCTGTCCAGACCCTGACCGTCCCCACCCAGGCCAGGATCGCTGAAATCTGCGTAGACACTGCGGCCATCCGCTACACGACATCGGGCACAACTCCAAGCTCCACAGTCGGTATGGCGGTAGCCTCGGGGGCCTGTTTTCAGATCGCTGGCCGGGACGCCCTTATTGCCCTCCAAGTCATCGGTAGCGGTGCCACCGTGGACGTGGAGTACTTCCAGTGAGGTGGTTCATCCTCATCCTGATGGCTTTCCTGGTGGCCCAGGCCATGGCACAGGCGCCCATAGGTCCTGGTTCGCTTATCCAGATCGGGCCCAATACCAACAACACCTTGGCCCCACCGCCACCTCCCCCGGGATGTAGTGGGCCTCTCGATCTATCGGCCGGATGTGCTCTACCTATGCTAGGAGTTTTCTGATGAAATGGCCTATCAGGCTTCTCAGGGTAGCCTATGTCTGCCTCATTGCGGCTCTGCCCGTGGCGGCCCTTGCCACCAATTACACCGTAACACAGGGAAGTGGAACGACCTTCGGCTCACTCGTTGTGAGTGCTGTTAACTACGCGCAACAACTTTTGTGCGACCCAGCTACCCCAACCCAATGCGCAGCGGTTAGTGCCGGTGGCGCCGTTTCTGTTGCTGGGGCTGTCACCAACGCGGGAACTTTTGCCACCCAACTCACGGGGGCCACTAACAACATCAACAATATTGCTGGAACTATAACCCTCCCCACTGGGGCGGCTACGGCGGCCAATCAAACCACAGCAAACACATCCCTGGCCTCCATTGCTACAAATACAGGGGCGGCAATTCCTACTCAAGCCTCTACTGTCTCTATTGGCGGTGTTGGCATTATCCAGGATTCAACCTCGACCAGTGCCGGAACAACGGTAGTGGCCGGCACAACGGCAACCAATGTAGTGGCCAAGGCTTCGGCCGGAAATCTCCAGAATGCCTATGTGACCAGTTCGGCGGCAGGTTGGGTGTTTATCATAAATGCCACATCCCTCCCCAGCAATGCCACCCTGACTGTCGGGACGGCCTCCGGCAATCTACAGGGATGTTTTGAACTTCAGAAGGGTGTGACGGACTGGGGTGCCAGCATCAATTACAATCCAGGGCCTTGGGAGCACTTCTCGGCCGGAATAGTGGTAGCCATCTCCTCGACAGACTGCCCGGTTCTTACTGCGGCTGGAACCGGCAAGTTCATCCACTCACAGGCGAACTGATATGTATCGTATTCTCTCAGCCCTGGTTCTTCTGCTGGGGATAGTGTGGCTTGCCCAACAGCCTGGAGCACGCGCCCAGATCGGGCAGCTTGGCTGTGGTGCCGTCAATCAGCACTCCTTGGTCTTCCAGCCGTGCGGCGTTTCCGGGTCCTCGCCATTCACCCCTTCCTGCACTCCCTCGACCGACTTTCTAGCTCGCACCTCTGGTCTGACTGACCCGCAGAAGACAAACTACGACAACCTGATTTGCGGCTTGGAAACCGATAGCGTCGGGTGTGTCACAGGCGGGGCCATGTATGCTGTCTACGTCCTGGCCGCTCCCGACTCAGCCACCTCCTTGCTCAACCTTTGCGGCACCAGCTTCTCGCTCGTATCCCACGGCACAATTACCTTTACCGCCAATGTTGGATATGTCGGAAATGGATCGGACGGATATTTGGATACCCAATTCAACCCCAATAGTGCGGGCGTTACGGTATCGAGTTTTGCGATCGGCGGATACATAACGTCTGCAAGAACAATGAGTGCCAGCATGTTTCTCCTGGGCACCACAGATTCGGGCGTCTTCGACTATATCCGGCCTCTAAATTCCTCGGCGGCTGACTTCGGCGTTAATGACGGATCGTTCACCAGCGCGGCCAACACTCAAGCCAAAGGTCAATGGATTGGCTCCAGAACGACTGCTACGCAAGTAGACCTCTATCTCAACAGCAGCCTGACTCCGTTTGCAACGAACGCAGCATCGGCTGATGCTGGGCCCCCGACAACCAATATTGCCATATCGGCTCTGTGGAACGGCAGTGTTGCATCAAGCTTTTCCACAGACCAGATTTCTTTTGTTTTCCTGAGCACCGGCCTGTCGGCAGCAAATGCCAAGAAGGTGGCCGACCGAATAAACACCTTCGCTACCGCTCTGGGCATCAATGCTTATTAGCAGACGAGAACTTCTAGCTGCCACAGCATTGGCTGTCGTTTACAGGATGGCGCCAGCGTTAGCGTGGACACACGGGTCTGCCTTTGTCCCGCCGCCCCCCGGGTTTGGTGGCAACCCCAATGTGACGATCACAGCCATAAACACTGCCGGCGGCATCAGCATGTCGCGCACGAGCGGCCAACTGCCAGCTTTCTTCCAAGCCTCGGCGTCTGCCATAACGGCAACCGGCACGACCCAGCCATATGAGGACTTGGAATATTCCTGGAGCATCAGTCGCGCCGGGGGCACTGTTGCCGCAGAGAATTTCACCAACCCGGCAGTGTATCCCTATACGACCGGCGGCCCGAGCGTAAATGCGAACACTGACCAGACCGGCCCTGACGCCGCCTTCGTCTGCCGTGTAGCCGACACCTATACCGTTACCCTGACAATCCGCGGTGCCAACGGAGCTGGGTTCACTACCGCTACGTCTACGGCAACCTTCACTGCCACCGCCTTCACGGCTGCGCACGAGTGGTGGTGCGATTCAGTCGGAGGTAGCGACTCTAACAACGGGACTTCATCAGGGACTCCATTCCAAACCATCAATGCGGCAAAGACTGCGTGGTCGGCGGTTTCTCCTGCTGGAGTTTCCCCCAGCAATATTGCTATTCATCTCAAGCGTGGTTCAAACTTCGTCGGTCAAACGCTCGGGTTTTCGGGCGCATCTTCCTTGGATCAAGTTCGATTCGACGCTTACAGCACCGGCGCTGACCCTATTATAAATCAAGACGGTACCGCCAACAACGCGGCGGTTGGATTTAATACAGGACCAGGTTCTGGGTCAGGTGGGTACAGTCTGACGGATATTGTGGTTTCAAACATCCAATGTGTTACCAGTGGTACCAACACATTTGGCAATGCTGCCGGGTTTATTGGTGCCAACTTTGACCCTGCTGCCGTGTACCATGATTTTTACTGGGACAACTGCACAGTCAGCACGACGCTCAACATAGCTGGGCAGGACGTATTCGCACTGTCCCCCCAAAATGATCCAGCGGTAGCAAATTGTGTTCGGGCCGGCACATGGAATATGTCGGTTACCAGCCCTCTTGCCCCGTTTGCCGGAAATCGCATGAGCATGTCTTTCCTCGGCTGGAGCCAGTGGTTCTTCATCATGGGTGGTACAATAGTCGGAGCGGGCAGCGACAACAGCAGGGACCACCATATTTACCCTGGCATCGGAGACAACTTCCTATGCCGGTGGATCAACTTCGGCGCCACCACGAACACAGGAAGCGGTCCAACCAAACAATCTTGCATAAACGGAGACTACACTAACTACACTAGTGCTATCATACTAGATGGTAGCATAACGACAGGAGTTTTTACTGTAAACACTTTGTTTGGAGGGACCCCGCCAATCCAAGTGGGGATGACTTTGTATTGTGTTAACTTCAACACAGCGGTTCCTCCTGGTGTCACCATAACAATGCAGCTAACGGGAACTCCAGGAGGCATAGGAACCTACCAGCTTAGTGCTCTAACCCTTACCACAGGGACTGCCATATATGTAGGTAGCGTATCGGTTCACTTCGTACACTACTTTTGCATTGACTCCTGTTATTTCAGCGGGTGTGAGGTCGCGTCTGATTTCAGCGACGGATTCAACAACGCAACGGCGGTTCAGTGGGTGGATGTTGTCTCGCAAAAGTGTGCTCACTCCAACCTTGGTCAAGGAGGATACCCGCCGAATTGTTTGCTTAGAGGCACCTTCCGCGATCACTTTGTCTGGGGAAGTGACGCAGGCTGGTTTCTCCCATCCCTGTCGGGGACCGGCGGTGCCGCTTTATGTACTGGTAGCATGAGATACCAGGTTTACAGGAACAAGATTTATCAGTCATCAGCAACAGCTTCCGCGATAGTTATGTTGCCGACCACCAACACGATAACCGCAACCAAGCCTCTCGTGTCCACCGACAACCAGATCGAGGACACGCGCACCGGAGCGTCCTGCAATATTATGGATATGGGACCATCTGCGCAGTTCACAACGGCCATAGTGGATCGCAACAACTACCTGTGCCCTAACGCCACTTCGGGCGGCACCAACTCTTCTCAATTCAACAGGATTTCCGGGTCCAATCTAACCTTTACCTCTTGGCAGGCGCTAGGTTTCGATCCCAATAGCACAGCCACCACTGCGGCATTTCCGACCTGGATCGACCCGGCGAACGGACACTTCACATGACTTGGCCCACCAATAGCATTTCAATAGAACGGTTAAGGGAGGTGGTCAGCTACGATCCGACTACCGGGGTTGTTGTTTGCCGCACTGACAGGGGGATGCTTAAGTCTGGAGACTTGGCTGGGCACGCTCGAAAGAGTGACGGACGTGTCTGTATTTGTATTGATGGCATAGACTTTTTGAGGAGCAGAATCGCCTGGGCATTAATGATGGGAGAGTGGCCAACTGTGGAAATAGACCACAAAGATACAGACCCTAAAAACGACAAGTGGTCGAACTTGCGGCTCTCTACTCGCTCCCAAAATGTTGCAAACACGAATATTGGTAAAAGAAACACTTCTGGGTATAAGGGCGTATCGTTCGACCCGTGGACCAAGAGGTGGAGGGTGAGAGTAGCAAAAAAAACAATAGGGCGGTTCAACAGCAAAGATGATGCTGTGCTGGCTTACAAATTGGAGGCATTGAAGGTATTTGGTGAATTTGCGAGGTCAGCCCCATGACATGGCCGGTAATTTTCGGCACGTTGCTCGGCGGCGATCAGCCGCTTTCCCTATTCGACGGCATGTTCAACCAGACTGCCGCCATGATCCAAATACCGTGCTCGGCCTCGGGCAACAACGCTGTGTCGCTGACGCCGCTGATTAACTGCCCAGTCCTGACTTCCTACAACGAACTGGGCGGCTACCGCTTCAGGGCCAACGGGAACTCCAGCGCGGCGGTCACGGCACAGTTCAACGGCCTCGGCTTCCTGCCGGTGTACCACGCCGATGGTGCCACCCAGGCCAACGTTGGCGATCTGGTGAGCGGCCAGGAGTACGTCCTGATCTACAGCACCACCTTGGCCGGTGGGTTTCCAGGCTTCTTCCTGGAGCAGCCTGCGGTGGGCGGTGGGTCTACTGGCCTCGGCGGCACGCCCGGCGGTCGCCTGACACTAACAAACTCAAGCCCCGTAATGCCAGCGTCCGTAAACGGGACATCCATTGTATACTATGCTCCTTACGTCAACCAATTCATTCCCATATGGAACGGCTCCACGCTTCAACAATATAGCTTCTGCTCTTCGCTCGCGGATCAGGTAGGGTTGGGTGTTGATACGACCAGCAGCGGCAATTTCCCGGCCGGGGTCGCATTCGACGTATTCATTACGTTGGTAGGAGGGGTTCCTGTTATGGCTTTTGTAGCCTGGACGAACCCTGTTCTGCGCGCCTCTCCGATTGCGATTTTTGGCGGTATGTTAACAAATGGAACAACTGTTTCAATGAGGACGGGACCGTCCACCGTGATTTCCGTAACGTCAAACCAAGGAACTTTTGTCGGCACCGTCATAATGAACGGTGGCGGCAACGGACTGATGAGCTTTGTGTACGGCACCGCCGCCTCCGGCGGAGGAGCAGCATCGTTTGGCATCTGCAACTATTACAACAAGGTATTACACAATACCATTGTAATAGATAACGGAAGTCCTTACACTTACTCTACCGCCACTGCTAGGCAAGCCAGAGCAAGCGCAGGAAATCAGATTTCATATATTCAATCAGATAGTGAGAGGGCGGCCTCATTCTATTACGATGCCGACAGCTCTCTAACTGCCAATGTTGGGTCGTTTATTATTAATGGGTTGAGCACTATATCGACCGCATTTGCCACTAATGTTTTTTTTACAAATCCGTCATCGACATCGATACCTGGCGCTTATTCATCGGTGTACCAAGTTTCGAGCGCAGGTCTAACAACAATTTTTGCCGTTGAGCAGGGGGACGGAACTCACGCCAACACATTCGACGGATCGAGCGGAAATATATTGGGTGGGAGTATATGGCTATGACAATCACCAACCTCTCCGCCTTCGACGCCGCCATCCGCGCAGTCTGCCCCGACATCGACGGGGTGGCGGCGGACGGGTTCATCTTCTTCCAAGACTCCGCAACCTACGAACAGAAGGCGGCCGCCACGACGGCTGCGGCGGCCTATGTCGATCCTGATCCAGTGGCTGTCCCCGACCTAGCCGGGCTGATACAAGCACTGGTGGACAAGGGGGTGCTGTCCGCCGATGACGTGACCGCAATGTCCACTATGCCTCCGGTGCTGAATCCTCCGGTAAAACTTCCCCCGTCATAGGATCGTGCTGTCCGTCCATGATCTTGCGTAGTTCCTCGCCCATGCCGCCGAGCATGGAGCGTTGCGCCACAGTGAGGGGCCGCCAGAACTCCTTGAACGCCACTTCGCCCTGACGCGCCGCCGCCTGTGCGGCCTCGGCTAACTCCTTCATGGAGGGAGGGGCGGCAGTGGTATCAAACCGCGATGTTGGCACTACAGCCTCTCCCTTCGGATGAAAGGCCTCCATCTCGGCCCTTATTTTCTCCTCTTCAGCCGAGAGCTTCATCACATTGGGCGCATGGGCCGGCGGCTTCTTGGCTCCCGGTATGCTCTCCACCTCGGTTTCATCAAGCCATCCCAGCCCGCAGATCGATAGCGTAGCTCGCCGCTTGCCCTTGGTAATGGCCTTGAGTTCCGCGTTGGCCCTGGCCTCGCCCTTGAGCGTGTCCGGGAAGGCCACGCACCCGAGGTCTTCGTCAACCCGGCCATCCGGCAGACTCGCCTGCACATGGACGGTCAGGATGCCCTCGGTCACGTCCCGGCTAACGATCTTGAGTGATACCTTGTTGATCTGCCGCAGTTGGTCCGCGCAGGCACGAAGGGCGTACAACGTCAGTTTCCCGTTCAACGTAATGTATTCAAACGGGCGCGTCAGAGGGTTCAACCCCACGCTCTTGCAGACCTCGTTGTAGTAGCGCACCCGGTCCTCGGGCGTCAGCTTGGACAGGTCGCCCTTGATGATGACCTGCTCCATGATGTCGTTGCCGGCTGGCGGCTTTGTTGGCAAACTCATTCATCCCTCCTGAGTGACAATCTTCCTGCTCTATCTCGTGTAATCCTAACACCGTACCCAAAGCATTTCTTTGCGTCTTCAGGCATCATGGCCTTGAGTACCTTCTCTTGCTCCTTGGCGGTTTGGGCGGCCTGATAGGATTGTATCCAAATTTCGGCTGACCGCAGCCAGCCCACGTTGCCAGTCATGTCGATGATCTTGGTGGCATCGGCCGGCGGCGGAACGGGCTCCAGATCGACGGGCGGGCGGCGCAGCGCGACGCACAGCATGAACTGCTCGCCGCGCTCGACCATCTCCGCAATGTAGGCGTCATCACGTTCGATGTACTCCACGATGGGCTCGTTAGCCCCCATGATGACCGACAGAGCGCATTGTTGGGCTCCGCTGACAAACATTTGCCACTGGCATTGGGGCTGGTATCTGTCAATCAAAACCTCAAGCGGCTCACGCCCGCCACAATGTTTGCATTCACACGGACAACCCAAAATTGGGTCCCACCCGTCCAGAGTGGCCGCCGCCCAGTTATGGGTGGAATGAGAAATAACCTCACCTCGGCGGCTCAGAACACACCCGCTTTTGCGCTCATACCATTCCAAGGAAAGAGACTC